ACGCAGGACGGCTCGTTAGACGGCCTCGCCGTCGACTACGCGCGCGCCTTCCTGAAGGATGTCAACTGGTACGAGATTGCCACGCATATGCTCGACGATATTAAGGCGGAGGGCTGAACCATGGCTTACAAGAAATACGCCCGTGAGTGCGACAAGTGCGGCGCGGGTATGAACGAGGGGTACTACATCGAGTGCGGCGAGTACTACTGCTCCGAGGTCTGCCTGTATAAGGAAATCACGCCGAAGGAGTGGGAGGAGTTGTACGCCGACGGCGAGGGCGACAGTTACTGGACGACATGGTACGAAGACCCGGACGAGTACATGGTGGACGACGACGACCCGGCTCCGAACAAAGTCAGCGTGGAGTTGGCGGATGCTGTGGACTCAACGGGCAAGGTCGACGAAAAGAAAGTCGCTAAGTTGTTGGCGGAGGAACTGCGCCGACGATGGTTCGTTGACCCCAACAAGTACGAGTTCATCAACTGGACTGTGACCTGCGATGTGCAGATTAAAGAGGAGGACAAGGCATGAACGAACAAGAACGGCTCAACCGCATCGCTATCGCCTTGCGTGCGGCGTATGAGCTGGTTGAAGAAGGCAGCGAGGCGCATGGCTACATTGCTGAGGCGTTGGCCTACGCTGACGGTGACATGGCTAGTTTCGATGGGGAGGATAAGGCATGAGCCGCTATATAGTTTCGGTCTGCCGTGTGGAACATCGCGTATATCAAATCGAGGTCGAAGCCGACACGCCGGAGAAGGCACACGATATCGCCGTTGATACATGGGCAGAAGGTGACGAAACCTTTAAAGATATCGGATGCGTCTACGCCGAAGACTTCATCAATGATGTGGAAGAAAAACGGGAGGCCGCATGACCGCGCAGCGATGGGCAGTGCTGACCCTTACCGGCAACCATTGGGAGAATGTGTGGAGCCTAGACGATGAGCCCGAAACCTTCGACAGTTACGGCGACGCTGACGCTGCATTGGCTGAACACTTGCGGGAGTGCCAATGGGCGGTGGACGCCGGGCACCTTGACGACATGCCAACCCGCGACGCGTTCCGCATCGCGCCTTGTGTTGATACTTTTTTGACTGCGTAAACTAAAACCAACTGGAGACAATAGACTATGAAAACCGCAACAATCGCCGCCGCTTTGGTGGCTACCTTGGCTCTGCCCGCCTATGCTGAAATTTTCGCCACGGCGGGCGTTAAAGGTGACCGTGACGGGCGCACGGTGCTCACGACCGACCCGTGTGAGATTAAATTTGACCTGCTACAAATCGGGCTGAACAAGACCACGACCGATGAGATGCGCCGCGCCTTCTACTACACGAGCGACGGCAAGACGAACGAGGGGTGTTGGAAGCACGACGCCGGGACGGTGGTGCTGGTGTGGTCTGTTGAGCAGATTGCGCGCCGGTGGCCGGTGGATAACTTCAAAGTCGCCGACAAGAAGGCGAGCGCATGGGACGCGCTCCGATGATGCGTTGGCTATCGTGGGTGTACCGGCTAGTGCGTCAACTTCGGAAAGCACGCGCCGACGACTGGCGCCGCGTGCCGCCGCCTAACTGGGCGTGCCGGCGCGGTGGCCGTGAGTATCTTTAACAGTATGAGGTGACAGTATGCACAAGCCGTCAGATGACCCCTTCCTTGACCCAGAGACTATGTACAGAGAACCAACCCCGCCTGAGCCTGTCCTTTCGCCGGAGGAGCTGCGCGCTATCTTGGACGAGTCCACCGTAGGCGATGCCATCGACCCCGACCATTACAAGGTTGGCGGGATCGAGACCATCGACTACATGAAAGCCAAGAGTACGCCGGAAGAATTTGAGGGATACTTGCGCCTGTCATCGCTCAAGTACCTATCCAGAGCCGGGCATAAAGGCGAGGCGCTGGAGGACTACCGCAAGGCGCTCTGGTTCGTTACACGGCTAGTTGAGGAGGGCGAGCGTGAGTAACCTACACACCGCCGCCGAGCGCGCGTTGGAGGCGCTCGATAACCTGATACTGGCGTGCGAGCCACCGGCCGACCCTAGCGCACTAGAACCGGCAGTCGCGGCGGCTATCCAGGCCGCATCCGCGCTGGCCGCCGCTATCTGTACCAGTCACACCGAGAGGGAGACAGTATGACCACACAGTACGAGCCTGACCCGTTGGATGATGAGTGGGACAAGATGTCGCACACCGCGACAGAGTACCGCGCTGAGATACGGCAACTGCGTGAGCGGTGCTACAAATACGCCAAGGAGTTGGAAGGACTTCGTGCTCTCGATCTCGCCATATTCGAGCAAACCGTGCTCATCCGTACTGACTTCGACGCTTTGAGCAGTGAGATGGAACGCATGGAGAGACAGCGATGAACAACACAATCACCCTGCGCCGCGCTGTCTGACGCGGCTGAACGATGGCCAAAGTCAATCTGACTGAATGGTGGATACGGCGGTTATGCCGCTATATCGACCTTACCCGGCGGGAGGCGCGGCGATCCCTTGGTAAGCGCCTCCCGCCGGTCACTGACAAGGCGCACACCCGCGCCCGATACAATCAACTACAGGCAAAACAGCGTGATGTACTTACTCTTGACTATTACCGCCGCCGTCCTCGTTGAGTGGCTATTTCCCGACGATAGATAACGCGGGTTCGGCACCCTCCGCCATCCGCCGCAGCTCTGACCGCGCAAGGGTTGCAAACTGAGGGTGGGCGTATACATGCTTCTTGGTTGGGAACTCACGAGAGTGCAGCCGACCACAATCAACCCACCCAGCATCCCGTAGCGCGTGCATGAGCGCGGCAGAGACGACCTTGACGCCGGAGGGTGCCACGCCTTGCAGCCGGTCGCAGATGGCGTAGAACGGCGAGGCAATGACGCCACGGGCAAAGTCGCCCTGGCGTTGACGAATCATCTCGACTAAAAACGACTCGGCGGTGCTCATCGCCGACTCGATCATGATGATTTTGGCCTCGGTCATGGGCGGCGCAGCGCCGGGGTTGAAGGCCGACACATCGCGGGCGTCGAGCCACGCGGTGACAGCCTGGAAGCCGCCCGCGTAGTACCAATTCCAGAGCGCGCGCGCCTCAGCGGGCGGCATACGGTCGGCCTCGCTCCACACGACGAACCAGCGGCGGTCATCCGAAGGGAGGCTGATGGCGGCGCGCTCGTTGCTGAACGACACTACCAGTACGCGGTTCAAAGCATCGTAAGGGTGCAAGCCCTTGCGGTTGACCGTGAGCAGCTCAGGGGGCGCGGCGATCACGGGCTTGAGGCTGTTTTCAAGCGCGCGGCGGTCTTTAGCCTCGGCCTGACGCAACTCGTTGATAACGATAACCTCAGATTCCAGCGCGTAGCCCCACTGAGAATTCAGCTCCTCGTTACGCACCGTCGTGACATTGACGCGCTGGTCGCCGCCGATTGCCCAGAAGAAGGGTGCCCAAAGCGTGTCCTTACCGGAGCCTGGCTTGCCCGCGTGCAGCACGGCATGGTTGATTTTCTGGTTGGCGTGCTGGCGCTTGTAGGCCATCACATCAAGCACATGCCCGCGTTCGGCGGGGTCGGGAATCATGCGCTCGGCGTGAGCGAGCCACGGACTGACATCGCCCGCGCTCACCGCAGGCCGCGCGTCGCGCCAGCGGTTGCCGTAGACGACGCCGTTACGGCTGACAAGGATGGACTCGCCAGCGGCGAATGTGACGCCCGCGAGCACACGCGCGCCCATCGCCTGACGGTTCTCGTCAAAGCAGACGGACGCTTCGATGCGTCGGTTATTGTGGATAGAATGGCAGGTCACATGCCGGTACAGCGCGTTGAACACCCCGCGCGCGATTTCGTGACGCTCGCCTAAGTCAAAATACGCGTCATCGCTGAGAACATACGCGAAACGCTCGTACCATTTAGACTTCTCGACGCGGCCTAACTCGCGGCGCTCGACCTGGGCGATGACCTCGGCGGCAGCGTCGGGGAACTCCTCGGTTGGGGTGATCTTCGACAAAGCGGCCTCCATCTTCTTCGCAAGCAGGTCATCACGCAGGCCGTAGCCCGTCTTGGGGCCGCCCTCGGCCTCGACCCAGCGCAAGAACTTCTCGCTGTTCCAGTCGCTGCAATGGCCGTGAAAGCAAGTATAGCTGCGCGTGACGGGGTGATACCGCCCTTGCGTGTCGGCTGTGGTGTGCTCGGCGTGGTTCGGGCACACGACGCCGTACCAGCCCTCCGGGTTGGCCTTGGCGAGCAGCAGCCCGCGCTCCTGTATCCACTCCAACACGCTGTCAAGGCCGTCGTCTTCGATGGCGATGCCCTGTATATACGCCGTGTCAACCTCGCCTGGCGTGACGCCGCAGGCTGTAACAATCTGCGTTACGGTAAACTCGCGGTCGGGGTGGAACTCGGTGAGTACGGCGGCGAAGTTGTCGCGGCCTTCCTTCAGGTTTACGCTGCCTTCGATGCGGAAATTACGCACCGGATTCACCGCGCCGGGGTCGGTAAACCCCGCCTCGGCCATAGCCTTAATCGCTGCGCTGAACTCGCCCTTGGTCGGCTGATCGTCAAGCGCGAAGGTGTAGCCCCATTGAAAGTTGCCGGGGCTGGTTTCAAGCTTCCACGTGGGCTCAATCGGCGGTACCTTGGACTTGGTGCCGATGTCATCCAGCACCATAAACGCCACGCGCTCGACGTTAGGCGCCGACGCGGACAGCTTGTCCGTCATGCGGTCAACGATGAATGAGCCTGTGTTGGCGTACCACGCCCCCTCGGGGTTGCGCAT